GTTGGGAATGCACTGCCTCCTGAAGCAGTTCCCGAGTGGGTGATCACGTAGCGAACTGTGATCCAACCACCCGTGGTTGGTGGAGTGCCGGCGACTTGCGTTGCGAAGCTGATGAGACGGGGAGTGATGGCGTCCCTAGTGAAAGGGCCGGTCACGAGGACCTCTCGCCTATTGTCGGTCTTGTTCCCATGCAGAAGTAGCTTGGCGTTCAGCATGTCAGCCTGCTTGCCGTCTACGTCGGTGATAGGTGCGGCGGTGGGTGTCGCGATCCATTTCACTCGGCTGTCATCCGGAACTGTGATGGGCACTATAACTTCGACTTCAACCTTATGAATCACATTCCCTTCAGGAATGTTGGTGTCGTCGTAGTTGTTCGCGGGCTTCGGGCCAGTTAAGTGCAGAGCTCTGGCAGTGGAAGTGGTAACTGTTCGTGGTAGCGTGTATGTGACTACCTCCTCGTGCATGGTTGGGGGAATGATTCTTGTGGGTGAGCTGGTCCCGGGCTTGGTTCGTCGCGTGTTGGGGGGGGGATTACGTCGGTTGGTGTTCGCTGGCTGACCTCCACCTCGTCGATGACCGGTGCTGTTGAGATGGTTGTTAAGGGCTTGGATACTTGAGAATGATTTACCGCAGACGGAGCACTTCATTGTGAGCTGTGTTGTGGTGTTGGATTATAACTAACAGCCTGATGTTAAAAGGGAATCATTGAGTTCTGCATAAGCGAGATCTAAGGTTTTCCCTTTTAGTTCGCTCATCTTGGCAGCGCCGTACTTGAGGACCATCTTCGGTGTGAGCCAGGCGGTGGACATCATTGCACGGACTCGGCCAGGCGAAGTGGAGTACAAGAATTGGCCCATTGAGGCATGAGCTTCACGCTGATCCGGGTTCAAGATGTCATCCACAATGCCTCCCAGCTTGTGGCCGTATGAGTACTCGAGCGCGTAGTTGAGAATGCAGTTGTCAAGGGTGTCATTAACCTTTGCAAGTGCCAGCTTCATGGCGAAGTGGATGGGTTCTCGAATGATGCCAAACTGGGTGCAGATGAAACCGCAGAAGATGGGTTGGCTGATGAATTCTGTCTTTGCCACGATCTTGAAGAGCTTCTGATTGGTAATCCAATCAGCATTAGTCTTTGCGAAGCCTACAATCAGAGAGTCGTCGCCTGA